ACGATATCCTTACCTGAATTCGCAAAAGGCTTCGAAAGGAGCCTCGAGCGAGGTCAGGTGGTCCCAGAAGATTTCATGGGGTATCATATCCCACGAAATCGGTCTCTCCCTGCATTTCTGCAAGGTTTGACTGGACTTGTGTTCAGCACTGAGACTGGTGGATTGCTCCCTGAGCCTAACGTGTCCGCAATCTTCTTCATTCGCCAGGCTTGCCTGGCTTTGAAGAAGGTATTGATCGAGTGCACTGAAAAGCGTACTCGATCTGCTTTCCGTAAGTTCAAGGAGTGTGATGATGAAATCGCGTCAAATCCCCACATCAACACGGGTCTGGATGATCACTACGATCATTTCGGCCGTGTGTCTGATGTGCTCTGGTCTGGTGTCCTTGGGGCTACTTCTCAGCAGCTCCAAGATATCGTGCACCAACCAAAGCACGGGCCGGGTGCAACAGCTGAACGTATTTCCGGAAATCGGAAGTACGACATTCAGCGATGGCACCGTCGACTCGACACTTACTTTCCTTACGACTGTTTTGCAGTTGTTAATGCGAATCAGTTGCTCTGGGAAGTAGGTGAGGGGTGCGATTTCATCGAGCCTGAAGCGGAGCAACCCGTCAGGGTTATATCCGTTCCTAAAACGTTGAAAACTCCAAGGATCATTGCGATCGAACCTGTGTGTATGCAATACACACAGCAATCGATCAAAGAGCTCCTTGTTGATGCCCTTGAGCATCATCCTCTCACTTCCGGATCAGTGAATTTCACTGATCAGGGCGTGAATCAGGATTTGGCACTTAAATCTTCCAGATCTAAGAGTCTCGCGACTCTTGATCTGAGTGAGGCAAGTGACAGAGTTTCCAATCAGCTTGTGTTACGCATGCTGAAGACGGTTCCTGATTTATCAGGTGCTATCCAATCATGTCGTAGCACTAGAGCTGACCTGCCTGGACATGGGATAGTCCCGCTGTCCAAGTTTGCGTCTATGGGCTCAGCGCTCTGTTTTCCAGTTGAGGCTATGGTGTTTTACACCATTTGCATCAGCTCGATTCTCAGAGCGCGTTCCACCAGGGTCACGCAGCGTTCTATTCTTAGAGCGAAGCGTGAGGTGTTTGTCTATGGGGATGATTTAATCGTTCCCACGGACTGTGTGCAATCTGTCATTATGTCCCTTGAAGCCCTAGGGCTAAAGGTGAACCGTAACAAGACTTTCTGGAAGTCTTCTTTCAGAGAGTCTTGTGGGGTGGATGCGTACGACGGTAATCGGATTACTCCTATTTACTGTCGGCGTATCCTTACTAATGACAGACGAGATGGTTCAGTCGTTAGCTGGG